GCATAAGCTAGCTCAACTCGTTGAGTCGGTTTGTGCGATCCATATCGTAACGACTTAGGATCGGTGAGACATATGGCGATTTATAATCCCGAGAAACGTTTCGGCACCTATAATCAGCTGGTGACGAATTCCCGTAAATGGGAAAACTTCAATGCTGATGGTGCTTCGACGGGTCTAGGGACCGTGAATCAGCCTAATCTCATGTCTAAAGGCCACTATCGGGCGTCAAAAACGTCCAATAAGTCTAGGACCATCACTGGCTTCGCTGAGAAGCAGTGGCGCGACCCTTCGAACTATGCTCGTAGCTTTGTCCAGGTGGAATATCCACCATCTGGTGAGGTTACGTTCGTGGATCCCCAGGGGCGTCTGAGACGACGCGAATCTGGGCTTTTCACTCACTCCCCGGCCCTTAACTATGGGCCGTATATGAGTAGTTCGTTACAAGTGCAGTCCAACTTCAATACCGACAATCGATGCAACACAGAAGTGTTGCTAAAGTTGAAGGACATGAAGGTAAACTTTGGAGAAGCACTCGCAGAGTCGAGGTCTACCTTGAATCTGCTTGCTGATTCTGCAAGCACCGCCCTCCGCGCGCTTTTACAAGCACGTAAAGGTAACTGGGTCGGCGTACATAAGACCTTAGGTCTAAGGGGCAAGCCCCTCGTTAGTGGGAAGTGGTCCTCGTCGAAATGGTTGGAATACCAATTCGGCTGGATGCCTCTCCTCTCTGACGTGTACGGTGCGTCCGAACTGTTCAAGGAAGGCCTTCGTAAGAAGGCCCAATTGTTCAGTGTCGTTCGCACTATTACCGAAAACGGTGATATCCGACCATCCAATGGTGGCCATGACTCTTCGGGGTCTACGCAACGGAAAACGCGCGTAAAACTATATGCTCGGGTTTCAGATCAGGATGTTCAAAACCTGACCTCATTGGGCCTCATGGACCCTCTGCAAGTGGGCTGGGCACTCGTGCCCTTCTCTTTTGCAGTCGACTGGTTCTTTCCAGTCGGTAACTTCCTTGAGGCGTTAGGTGCGACACGTGGATTGACTTTCGTCGGTGGTTTTCGTTCGTGGCGTGTCACAGGTAATATGACACATCACTGGCGACCCATCTATCTGGGTTATGGAGGTATGGGGCAGTATACTGCCCATGTAGAAATACATGGAATAAGGAGGGTGCGGCTTTATAGCTTCCCCACCCCAATCCCGTACTTCAAGTCTCCATTCTCAACCTCACACGTTGTCAGCGCAGCCGCGTTGATACGTCAACAATTCCGATAGGAATCATCAATGCCTCAACTTCAGCCGCTGGTCCTCAAAGACCGAGCAACCCCGACTGCAGTCGATCATACCTTCTCCCCGCGCGATATTAACGCGGGTGTAGGTGCTGTTGTCGAGTCCACAGGAGTACCTGTTGGTGATAGCCGGTATACTATCTCGCTGCGTCAGTCGAACGGTCGTTACCGTGCGACGATTCAGCTCAATGTACCGGTCGTCGTGAACGAGACAATCAACGGGGTTACCACCCCGAAGGTCGTTCGCACGGCGTACGCTGATGTCACCTTCACTTTCGATCGCACCTCAACTGAGGCCGAACGGAATAACCTCGTCGGCATGCTGGCTGATTCGCTAGCTGCAAACAAGGTCCTGGTGAATGACACTGTTGTCAAACTCCAGGGGGTGTACTGAGGACGCTTTCGTCCTCAGGGTGATCGGAGTCTTAATCGTCTCCGGTTGCATCATCGTCGCTATCAGCGGGTGTGCAGTAAGCATCCCCGCCCTTAAAGGAGAAGTATCCCTTGAGACCAAAGAACAGGAAATCAGTCCGTCAAACGGCGGATAGATCCCTCTCCGTGTCTTTAACATCGGAGGTTATGCAGGACTTAATCGCCCTGCTGAACGAGAACTCGCAAGAGTTCAAATTCGCCTATTTGGCTGAGACGTGCTTTTCGAAGTACGTCGGTCCTGAAACGGACCCCGCCGACGTGAGACGACAGAGGGCCATTGATAAATGGCTCAATGTCGAACTCGACAATGCCGAAACGAACCATCGATTGATTTTTGCTGATCCTGACGAATATGTATTCGACAGGGTGACGCATGGTCAGTTGATGGAACGTATACGGATGATCGTCGCAGAAGTGCTCTATGATAAACCTACGCTTGAGACCCTTTTCGGGACCTTTAGCGGTGGTGCATCAACGAGCCACGGACGTGATAAGAGCTCACCAGCTCTTAAGTTCATGGACAAAGCGGACGCTACCGGGGCCTGCTGGGAAGCAATCATGGACTTAGTCCTTGACTGCCCACCTTGGGCTCAGCACATCATTGATACTTGGGTTGAACCTCGTATCGTTGAGGGTAACGTCATGTTCACCGTCCCGAAAACGACCACTATAGACCGGGTTGCTGCAAAGGAACCCGATCTGAACATGTTCGCTCAGAAAGGTGTTGGCGATACCATTAGACGTCGTCTAAGGTACAAAGGCATCGATTTGAACGACCAGTCTATAAACGGTGAGCTTGCCAGGATTGGCTCGCTCGACGGGAGTCTTGCGACTCTCGACCTTTCCTCGGCCTCCGATAGCGTAACAACGCGATTGGTATTCGAGGTTCTGCCGTGGGACTGGTTCTCGTTGATGAACAGCTTAAGGTCACCCATCACGGTGATCGACGGCACACGTCACGAGAATCATATGTTCTCGTCGATGGGCAATGGTTTTACGTTCGAGCTCGAAAGTCTCCTCTTTTGGGCAATAGCTAGAGCCACTGCTTATTTAACAGGAACACGTGGTCGCATCTCAGTGTACGGGGACGATATAATCGTTCCCTCTTC